GAAGATGGTACACAACCCATCTGCCAAGTCTTTGGGCAACATGCACAACCAATTCGCCATTTCAAATCTGAAGTTCGTGAATCTCCAATTTCAAAGTTGGTGGAGGAAGAACTTGGTTTACCAAATAAGCACGGTAAGCCACAAGATATGAATTCTTGGCGACATTGGCAGAGGGACTTGGACTTGATGTCCAAGCCCCGTGGAATGTTTCGTCCAAAAATCATGAAGAAAGCTCGAACTGATTTGAAAATCATGATCGACAAGATTTTGGATGAACAACCGGATTTGGAAAAATTGATCCATCCTTATAGTTTGGATGCTGTTCTCGCTGGAGTCGACGGAGTTAATTCTGTTGATCGCGTGGATTTGAGCACATCTATGGGATGGCCTATCAACAAACAAAAGAAAAATTTCATTCGTGAGAGTTTTCGTGAAGTTGAAGGTATCTCATGTCCTTTGGACATGGATGAACAATTTTTGGAGGAAATGGTTCGCATGGAGCAATGTTTGCTGCGCGGTGAGCGTGTGCATACTATATTCCGTGCAAACCTGAAAGACGAACCGACCAAATTGACTAAGAACAAAGTGCGCGTTTTTGCTGGTTGTGAGTTTGCTTTCTTGCTACTTGTAAGGAAGTATTACTTATCACTTGTTCGAGTCATGCAGAAGAATTGGGAAAAATTCGAATGCGCGGTTGGTATTGTCGCTCAAGGTCCGGATTGGACCAAATTGGCCAATCACCTCACAAAGTACGGGAGTGAGAGAATGATTGCTGGCGATTACTCTGCTTATGATAAGCGAGCTTCACCAGAAGTGATGATGGCATCTTTTGATGTTATGATTCACATTGCCAAAAGGGCTGGATACAACGACAAACAATTGACAATCATGAAAGGAATTGCGACTGAAATTTGTTGCCCTATTTATGAATACAATGGAGTTTATGTCAACATGTTGGGATCAAACCCATCAGGACATCCATTGACTGTCATTGTGAACAATCTTTCAAATAGCTTGTATATGCGTTATACATATTACGCGATGCATGAAGGAGAGAAGGTTCCGTTGTTCCATGAAAGAATTGCATTGATGTGTTATGGAGATGATAATGCCATGGGAGTGCACCCGGAGGAGAAGAAATTCAACCACACGAGTGTTATGAACGAGTTAGCCAAATGTGGAATTAAGTACACTATGGCCGATAAAGAGGCAGAATCTGTTCCATACATTCCTTTTTCGGATGTTACGTTTTTGAAACGAGCTTTTCGATGGGATGAGGAATTGCAACAATGGATTGCCCCAATTGAGGAGCTGTCCATTAGCAAATCTTTACACAATTATATGCACAGGAAGAATTCCCCTGCTTTGCCCGAGCAGATCGCCGCAGATGCTATTGTCACACAGGCAACAGAGTATTGGCGATGGGGAAGAGAGGTTTACGAGAAACGTCGACCTCAGCTGCAACGTGTAGCAGAGAGAGCTGGTCTCACTGCTATGACGGGGCTATTGCCAACTTACGAGGAATTGCAGGATGCTTATCGAGGACTTAAGAAGAAGAAGTCCATTTTCGATGAGCCTGATACTGCAGTTTTTGAGTAAGGAGGCACCGTCTTGGGACGACATTAAAAGCATCCGGTCCAGAGGCATCTGGGCGAAAGTTCGAAGCAATATGCAAATCACGTATTGGAT